AAATATAGGGGCAAATCCACTAAGTCACCGAAACGCTTTTCCATGAATAATTCATAAGCTTCGCGTTCATCTGGTTCTACTTCCAGAGATAGGAGTGCGATTTCATAAGCACGGCGCTCAATATCGTCTCGCACGTCAAGGCTGCTGATACGCTCTTTAATTTCTTTAATCAGTTCTTTGTCGGTAAAAGTGGTCATTATGCTCCAGCCTCCGGTGCTTTTGGCATTACTGCCCAGTGAGTGATATTGACGTTTTCAAGGTCCCCGACCTGAAATGTCCATTGCCATTCTCCGGTTTCTTTTTGTCCCCAGGTGTACCAGAGAGAACGCCAGCCAATTAGCCAGCCTTCTCCGTTAGCATCGAATAACAAAACACTTTCATTTGCTGGTGGCAGTTCAGTTGACACTGGTATTACTTTGTTTTCCTGTGCTGCACATTTAGCTTCAAGCGCATCGAATTTACGCACTAGGTATTCAGCATCTGTTTTATTTACTTTCAGATCTCGCGGTACACATCTCCCACGAAGAAACCCTTCCATTTCGAAAACATTCATGCGCATTTGCGTAACTCCGATAACTCGTTAAAGCGTTCCATAAACATCCCGTAGGCATGGCCCGGTGCCAGTGGAATCACGTTGAACATCTCTGTTGCCGGGATACCTTCCAGTACAGGCCAGAAAGAGCCATCATCAAGCCCGAGATCGCGGCGTTCGGTTGCCAGCATGATGAGATCGGCATATTTCACGGGCGTACTCATAACTGGGGGTAACCCGTATTTCTCACGGATTACGGCGTCTATTTTTTCTTCCATTTGTTTATAGTCAGGAAGAAGGCGTTTCAGTGGTGCGGGAATGTCCTGGCAATACGCTTCTGTTGCATCATGCATTAACGCTTCAAAAGCAAATTCCTGCGGCACCAGCTGGCTGCAAAGAACCGCATGTTGGGCGACGCTGTAGAAGTGCGAAAGATGACCGGCAAAGCGACAGATATTTGAAAGGGAAACCGCGATATCGTTAATATCGATGTCGTCTTTATTTATCCTGTCATAATAAAAATGCTTCCCGGAAAAAGTTTTAATAAATGACATTTTGTTCTCCACGTATATGCGCTGCACCGCGCTGAATTCTGGTAAAAAAAATCCCTCACCATCCGGCGATTATTGAGTAAATTACGTTTCCATAAATGCCCCCGCAGGGGCATTTGCAGTAATGAAATCAGGCGATAAAAGTACCAATAAAGGTTTCTACTTTGCTGTCCTTGAATTTCTCAACAAGCAGATCACGAAATTCGTTAGCCATTTCTTCCTGCACCGCCTCCAGCTGAATAATGCGCAGAACCAGTACAGGACGATCGCCAGTGATAATACTGAGGCGTAATTTAAACGGACGTTCTTTCAGACCTTCAAACGGAACGCATTTAAATTCAAATGCCACTGGCATAATGTCTTTGGTCTTCGCTTCGACAGACTCCATCAGGGAGCGTTTGCCGCTGAAGTCATTATCTTCAAAATCAGCGGTCTGGTTTGCTTCAATCGTGATTTTACGGACAGCCGCAGCCGCTTTTGTTGCCTGAATAGCGTCACCATTAGCATCAAAGCCCACAAGATAGTCGGCCCAGTCTTCAATCCATTCTGCTAGTGACTTCTGGGAGTTACGCTCGCCGTTAACAGACAACAGAGCAGAGAACGGTGCTGTCTTTTTCAGTTTGAGTGTGGCGGTGTTATCTGCGTGACCTGGTTCATCAATAGTACCCAGGTTAAGCACACTGACGGCACGCATATTATCAGCATCGATAAAGCAGCGGGTGCCTTCATCTGCAAGATCTTTAGAATAACGGGTAAAGTCATCGATGCTGGCAGTGGAAAGCGCACCACGGAAACGGAAGCGATTTAAATTAAATTTTTCCAGATCATGAATGCGGAAATTCTCAGGCAATGCCACAGCATCGGCACCAATCTTACTGATAATTTCATTAACACCCTGAGCAGAAATAAGGGCATGGATTTGATTAATTGCGGTTGCGTCTAAGTTCTGAGACATAATAAGTCCTCACTATATAAAGATATTCAGTGATGAGATAAATAATCAGTTAATTAAGAACGATATTAATGACCTGCTGCGCGAAGTTTTCCGTCAGGTTCACCGGCAAGAGTCAGTAATTGTCCCTGGTCTTCCTGCAGAATAGTCAGGCGACCACCGCGATTGACATACATCGGTGTTTCGGTGGTGTCTTCTTCAGAAATTTTCCCGCGGTTAGTCGGGCGAACATATGAGAGTTTGTGTTTGATTTTCACACGGTTCTCATCAAACGGTTCGATTTCCAGGTTGAGCGAGACCTTACCTTTGGTTTTCGTGTTCATCACACCGGAAGCGACTTCACTGAGAACAGCGCCGATTTTGGTTTCAAATACGCCGCCGTCCAGCTCCCCGATAAATGCCTGCACATCAGTACTGCGTTCGCTAGCCATTTTGCTGCTCCTCATCATATCGACCCTGCAAGGTCGGTTGGTTTCTCCACAAAACAGAGAAGAACACCTGCGGTGACTGCCGCCCGGATGGATTGGGTTATGAGCCCGTCGTCCGGTGATGCTCTTCTCTGTTTTGTAAAAAGAGCGGTACCAGCCGGAAGCAAGGGTACAAACTGGTACCGCCAAAGCAGTGGCTGTTGTGGTGGGGTTGTCACTCAGGCGTATGGTCAACCTGACAATCCGGTGTCCTCAACGGGGAAAGAGTAACCCCGCCATACTTACCGCCGCGCCATTTCGCGGATTACCACAACGCTGAGAGCACTTAGCCAGTTACGGCACCACACTTTGTCGCGGCTCCATAAATGCCCTCATCGTTGCACCCTGGTCTCTTCCCAGGCGTCAAACCGAATCGCCACGCTGGTTAGGCGTCTTATCAGCATCATCATTGACTTGCACATTCCGGCTACCTGGTTTGTTTGCTCGAGCAAGGAGTGGATTGTCCCCTTTAACGTCACCAGACCGCTAACGACGCATGTGCCATACGCCGTGTTACAACCAAATTTTGTTTTAATCTTGCCTGTGTTATGTTTCTTTTAGATACATTATGTATCTCATGGGTACATTGTCAAGTATAAAAAAACCTGCCGAAGCAGGTTCATAAATATTGATTAGGCCTTTATTGTGTATCTTCTTGGTTTTCCCGAGAAAATCACTGTACCAATTATAGAGCAATTACCGTTAATCTTAATGTAAGGCTCAGGCCAGTTTGGGTTTAATGCTTTGAGATAACGCTGTGTTCCATCTTCTATCAATCGCTTGAAGGTGGTTTCGCCTGTATCGTGCATCAATGCAATAACGTCGTCACCGTGGCAGGCAGGGACTTCGGGATCAACAAAAATCATGTCTCCAGGGCGGTACTCATCAATCATTGAATCACCAATCACCCGCAAGATATAAGTCATTTCGCCACAGGGTACAGGGCAGGGATACGTTTCTGCTGTGCTCAAATCAACCTCAGAATAGCCAACTTCTTTCCATGCTCCGGCCTGTACCCATGATATGACAGGGACTAACGTTATTTGTTTGTTAGTGATTGAAACATCAGGTTTTTTTGTGATGTTCGTTGTCTGGTGTTCTTGATCAAGCCATCCGACAGGCAGGTCGAAACATTTTTCGATGTGCCGTGCCATGCTGTCACCGATATTTTTAGTAGCGCCATCCCCCATAAACCTGCTGGTTTGGGTTGGCTCGCGATCAATCATGGTGGCAAAGGATGAATTTCCGCCAACACCATCTCTCAGTTTTCTGGCGTTAGACCGCCGGATGTCATGGATTGTTTTCATAACGAAATTAAAACCTTTGTACCGATAAGGTACAAGTATCTTGAAGGTTCATTTCAATCATGTAATATGTATACCGGAGGTACATATTGTATGAAAGCGTATTGGGACTCTTTAACCAAAGAACAGCAGGGCGAGTTGGCCGGAAAAGTTGGCTCAACACCTGGCTACTTACGGCTGGTTTTCAATGGTTATAAAAAAGCCAGTTTTGTGCTGGCGAAAAAACTTGAGCAATGCACGTCAGGTGCAATTACGAAATCTGACTTAAGACCGGATATCTATCCGAAAGATTAACAGAACACCTTCAATTTTTAACCACAGAACGATGAGGCTAACCGTGGGTAAGTATCACTGGAAAGTAGAAAAACAGCCTGAGTGGTACGTGAAAGCTGTCAGAAAAACTATCGCAGCGTTGCCGGGTGGTTACGCTGAAGCAGCTGACTGGCTGGATGTAACAGAGAACGCATTATTTAACCGCCTTCGTGCCGATGGCGATCAGATTTTCCCGCTGGGATGGGCAATGGTTTTACAGCGCGCGGCTGGCACTCACTACATTGCGGATGCTGTCGCACAGTCTGCTGGTGGGGTGTTCGTATCGCTTCCTGAAATTGAGGAAGTAGAGAACGCCGATATAAACCAGCGCCTGCTGGAAGTCATCGAACAGATCGGGAATTACTCAAAGCAGATTCGTTCGGCAATCGAAGATGGGGTCGTGGAGCCACACGAGCAGACAGCAATTAATGATGAGTTGTATCTGTCAATTTCGAAGCTCCAAGAGCATGCAGCACTGGTCTACAAAATCTTTTGCGCTCCAGAAAAGAGTGACGCCCGCGAGTGTGCAGCTCCGGGCGTCGTGGCGTTTTGTGTCTGTGGAGAAACTAACGCATGAACAGTTTAACGGCAAATAACCGTTTGTCGCAACAGCTGGTGGTCAGCGTCGCTGAACACCTGTTGTTACGGCATGGATGCAGATTACCAAATCACCTGGCTGTAAGTAACCACAGAGAACTTTACCTGACTGTGGGGGGCGAGTTGTGCAGGAACTTAACCGCTGGTTTCGTGACGGAAGAGGACTTTATGTTCATGTTATTCGTTGGGAGCCAGAAACACAGCGCGTTATCTATCTTCGCAAAGACTACCCGCATGAGTGCTTTAGTCCTTTGTGGAAATTCAGGCGTGATTTTATTGAGTGTGAAGGACCACCAGCACATTGATTCTGCCATTCCGGGACGTTACACTGTTCAGGCACCTTATAAAGCGGGTGCCGGGATTGGCGTCCTGGAATTGATCAAGGCGATATATGACGCGCCAGCGTCTTTTTTATCGTCCGCATTTGCTCACATCAAAGTTATGGTGGGCTGGGCGGGGGCATCGAAAGATGCGCCGGTTTCCTTGATCACCGGTTACGCCAACCCCGTTCAGTTCACCACCAGCGAAATTGGCGTTTCCGGTGGTGGAAGTATTTCACCGATCAAGGAGGCTGCCATCATGGCTACTGTCCCAGCCCTCACTCGTCTGAATGATGAAGACTTACATAAACTCAGTTATGTAACAACAGCACTACGTGCTCTGCGCAAGGTAACTCTTTCAGATCCGCAGGCGCATCAACTTCTGGTAGAAACCCTTCTTAACTTGCAGGCTGAACGTATTCGTTTGGCGGATAAGGCTAATCTTCATATTCACCGTCTCCTGAATATCAGCGGAGGGCATCGTCATGCTTAATCCGTTGATCCTCAATATTCACCGTTTACTTCAGCGTAAAAAAATATCAATTCCTACAGTTGGGCAGTGGTACACCACACCTGCAGGGCATGTTCTACGTGTTAGCCTGGTTGACCGTGAATGCCAGAAGGTGATTTGTGAACCGCTTGGCCGTAATTACCGCGTCAGTATGCCGCTTATAGCCTTTCGCTCCGGAAAAAACATGAAGCATCTCGGAGGTGCAGCATGAGTATGGAGCTGATGGTTAAAGCGATGAAAATTCGAGTGGGTAATCCATTGCGAAAACTGGTTCTGATCAAGCTGGCTGATAATGCCAGCGATCAGGGTGAGTGCTGGCCCAGCTACCAGCATATTGCTGACCAGTGCGAGATTAGCAAACGTTCTGTGATGAATCATATTGCGGCCCTTTGTGAGTCCGGGCTGGTAAAAAAAGTCACCCGGAAAGGTGAAAAAGGTAACTCAAGTAATATCTATCTCCTTCATCTTGATGGTGCAGGAGATTCACTAGGGGGTAGTGCAAATAATTCACTATCTGGTGCAGCAAATTCACCAGGTAGTGCAGGAGTTGCACCAGGGGGTAGTGCAGGAGATTCACCCAGAACCAGTCACTCTTTTGAACCAGTCAAAGAACCAGTCAATGAACCAATAGCTGTTGGTGCATCAGTTGATGAGTCCGTGCGAGTTCGTTCAAACCGACCGGAATACTCTCCGGAGTTTGAGCAGGCATGGCTGGTATATCCCAAACGTGCTGGTGGCAATTCAAAATCTGCAGCCTTCAAAGCCTGGAAAGCCCGTTTGAATGAGGGGGTAAACCCCGAAACCATGCTAGAAGGTGTGAAACGCTACGCGGGCTGGGTATCTGCGATGGGTAACAGCGGCACACAATTTGTGAAACAGGCTGTCACGTTCTTTGGTCCGGATCGTCATTTCGAAGAATCCTGGGAAGTTCCTGCGGTATCTGCAGCCAGACGTGAGGACCCGTACTTCAAAGCCAGTTACGACAACGTGGACTACAGCCAGATCCCGGCAGGATTCAGGGGGTGATCATGAGTCTTTTGAATGAAGTTCAGAAATACATTGAAGCCCATCCGGGGTGTACTTCCGGAGACATTGCGGATGCTTTTGCAGGTTACTCACGGCAGCGCGTTCTGCAGTCAGCAAGCAAGTTACGTCAGAGTGGTCGTGTGGCTCACCGTTGTGAAGGGGATACACGCAGACATTTCCCGCGCCTGACTGAGAGAGCGCAGGAGGCGGAACCGCAACCAGTTCGTGAAACCAGACCTGTGCGCAATTTCTATGTCGGCACTAACGATCCCCGGGTGATTTTGTGCCTGACCCGCCAGGCGGAAGAACTGGAGTCGAGGGGCTTATACCGTCGTGCTGCAACGGTGTGGATGGCGGCATTCCGTGAAAGCCACTCCCAGCCAGAGCGAAACAATTTTCTTGCGCGTCGTGAGCGGTGTTTACGGAAAAGCAGCAAGCGCGCTGTACCGGGTGATGAGTGGTATCTGTCAGGGAATTACGTGGGGGCTTAATGAGTAATAAATATTGCCAGGCGCTGGTGGAACTGCGGAACAAACCAGCCCATGAACTGAAGGAAGTGGGCGATCAGTGGCGCACGCCGGACAACATTTTCTGGGGAATTAACACCCTGTTTGGCCCGTTTGTTCTGGATCTGTTCACTGACGGTGATAACGCCAAATGTGCTGCGTATTACACGGCGGAAGACAACGCGCTGGCGCATGACTGGTCAGAACGCCTTGCGGAGCTTAAAGGTGCTGCCTTTGGTAATCCCCCATACAGCCGCGCCAGTCAGCATGAGGGGCAATACATCACAGGCATGCGTTACATCATGAAGCATGCCAGTGCCATGCGTGATAAAGGTGGGCGCTATGTTTTCCTGATCAAAGCTGCCACCAGCGAAGTGTGGTGGCCGGAAGATGCAGATCATATTGCTTTTATTCGCGGGCGTATCGGTTTTGAACTGCCTGCCTGGTTTATCCCGAAGGATGAGAAGCAGGTGCCGACAGGAGCTTTCTTCGCTGGTGCTATTGCTGTTTTCGACAAGACCTGGAAGGGACCGGCAATCAGCTACATCGGGCGCGATGAACTTGAGGCATGTGGTGAGGCCTTTCTGGCGCAGGTTCGCCAGCAGGCAGAAAAACTGGTCAGGGAGATGGTGGCATGACGACGTTAACTCAATGCCAGCAGCAGGTGCTGGATATGCTGATTTCTTATCAGAAAGAACGTGGCTTCCCGCCAACCAATCAGGAGGTGGCAACCATGCTGGGATACCGTTCGGTGAATGCAGCGGTGGAGCATCTTCGCGCACTGGAGAAAAAAGGCGTCATCACGATAAAGCGTGGTGTGGCCCGGGGGATAACGCTTCATACCGCGGTCAAGGACGACGACAGCGAGGCGGTCGGGATTATCCGCTCACTGCTTGCCGGTGAGGAAAACGCCAGGCTGCGTGCAGCCCACTGGTTACATGAGAGGGGTCTGAAAGTATGAAGCTGATCCTGCCTTTCCCGCCCAGCGTGAACACGTACTGGCGACACCCCAACAAAGGGGCGTTTGCAGGTAAGAGCCTGATAAGCGCGGCGGGGCGCAAATTCCAGAGCGCGGCGTGTGCAGCAATAGTTGAGCAGTTACGTCGTCTGCCAAAACCAACGTCGGCACCTGCTTCAGTGGAGATCGTGTTGTTTCCTCCGGATAACCGGATCCGCGATCTGGACAACTATAACAAGGCGCTGTTTGACGCCCTGACCCACGCGGGTGTGTGGGAAGACGACAGCCAGGTGAAAAGAATGCTGGTGGAGTGGGGACCGGTTATCCCGGAAGGGAAGGTCGAGATCACTATCAGTAAGTACGAGAAAACGGCGGGTGCAGCCGCCTGATCAAGAGGAGAAACGAAATATGAATAATCTGATGGTCATTGATGGTATTGAAGTTCGTCGTGATGCTTATGGGCGTTACAGCCTGAACGATCTGCACAGGGCTGCCGGTTCTCTGGATAAGCATAAGCCTGCATTCTGGCTCCGCAATGAGCAAACTGAACGTTTAATAAGCGAGTTGCAGATTTGCAACTCGGTCAATATAGAGCCAGTTAACGTTATTCGTGGCGGAAATAACCAGGGGACGTATGTCTGCAAAGAACTGGTGTATGCCTATGCAATGTGGATCAGCCCGTCATTCCATCTGAAGGTGATCCGTACTTTCGATATGGTAACCAGCACACCGGAAAAAATATCCGGGCAGGCTGCTGACAAGATGCAGGCTGGCGTGATCCTGCTGGACTTTATGCGCAGGGAATTAAACCTGTCTAACTCATCAGTGCTTGGAGCCTGTCAGAAGCTTCAGGAGGCTGTTGGCTTACCGAATCTGGCACCGCGCTATGCCATTGATGCTCCTGCTGACGCGCCTGATGGCTCAAGTCGCCCCACGCTGTCGCTGAGTGCACTGCTGAAACAGTATGGTATCCGCCTTACGGCTAATCAGGCATATCACCAGATGGTGAAGCTGGGGATCGTTGAACAACGCGAACGATACAGCCGTACCGCAATTAACAACATTAAAAAATTCTGGTCGCTGACGGCGAAAGGCTGCATGTTCGGCAAGAGCATCACCAGTCCCGCAAATCCGCGCGAGACGCAGCCGCATTTCTTCGAATCCCGATTCCCTGAGCTGTTAAAGCTGCTCGATACCGTTCATTGAGGTGACCGTGAGAGCACTACTGACCCCTGAAATAGCCCCGCGTATGGGGATCGTATTGTTCAGACCAGGTTCAGAACTGATGCCCCTGTTTATGCAGGGGCGTGTACTGCTGGAGCCTGAGCCGGAACGTTATTCATCTTTCGCCAGTGGTGCCGTTCCCGCGGCATCACAACCGCTGGCGGATGATCCTGCTGTTCGGGCCGTGTTCCGCAATGAGGCAGTGATCCGTCGTGCTGGTGGCGTGGAATGTCTTGAAAGCTGGTTACTTCGTGAAAAAGGCTGCCAGTGGCCTCATTCCGACTGGCACAGCGAGAACATGACCACAATGCGACACGCTCCGGGCGCAATCCGTCTGTGCTGGCACTGTGATAACCAGCTGCGCGATCAGTTCACGGAACGGCTGGAATCAATGGCAACGGATAACTGTGCCCGCTGGGTGTTGTCTGTTGTGCGTCGGGATCTCGGTTTTGATGATAGTCACGTTGTGACAATGCCGGAACTGTGCTGGTGGCTGATTCGTAATGACCTGGCGGATGCCTTACCGGAAAGTGCAGCCCGTAAGGCACTGAGATTACCAAAGCCTGTTGTGCCGTCTGTCACCCGGGAAAGTGACCTTGTGCCTTCGGTTCCTGCCACCAGCATCATCCAGGATAAGGCGAAAAAGGTGCTGGCGCTGAAAGTGGATCCGGAGTCGCCGGAGTCTTTTATGTTACGCCCAAAACGTCGCCGCTGGGTTAATGAAAAGTACACGCGCTGGGTTAAGACACAGCCGTGTGCATGTTGTGGAAAGCCCGCTGATGATCCCCACCACCTGATAGGTTACGGTCAGGGTGGAATGGGAACAAAAGCGCATGACCTTTTTGTGTTGCCTTTGTGCAGAAAGCATCACGACGAGCTGCATGCGGATACCGTGGCATTTGAAGAAAAGTATGGCTCCCAGCTGGAGCTGATATTTCGTTTTATCGATCGCGCGCTGGCAATTGGCGTGCTGGCCTGATTTTTTCGGAGAAAGGTGATGCGTGATATTCAGATGGTTCTGGATCGTTGGGGAGCATGGGCGGCGAGTGATAGTTCAGGAGTAGATTATTCTCCTATAGCTGCTGGGTTTAAAGGGCTTCTTCCCTATACAAGCAAAACACGTCAGGCTTGTTCAGATAGTGATGCATTAATTATTGAAGGTTGTCTTGCTCGTCTAAAGCAAAAAAGGCCGGACGAACATTCGCTTCTTGTTGCCCATTACCTATACGGTATCTCTAAAAGAAAGCTCGCCAAGGCTAGTAAAAAGGATGAGAAACTAATACGCATTGAGATACAGATGGCTGAGGGATTTATCGATGGTTGCCTTAGTATGCTCGATATACGTTTAGAATGTGAATAGATACAACAACGGCTCTTAGAGAGCCGTTGTTTTTAGAAACTGTTTTTTATGACTGAACCTGTGGTGCAACTTAAAAAGTTACTGTAGCCATTGACGCCATTGTTGCTTGTTTTTTGAGCAGTGGATGGAATGCTTGCTGGCTTAGGCGCAGCTGTAGTTGTATGCCTGTTAGTATAGACTACAAAGTTACCTGTAGATGATTTGTTATCCATGTCGAGCCCACCCCTCTGAGATAAGGTTATGATTTATGCCGAACTGACCTGGGACGCCTGGAACTTGCAAACGCTGTAACATCCCCTCAGTGCGGAATTGATATGAAAACGTGTCTGGAGCCTCTAAAATGCTTCTGACAGATACGTACGATGCCTGGTTAACTGTTCCTAAGATAGCATTTGGGTCAAAAGGTTCACCCAGATGCATCTCAGTTTTGAAATCTTCATAAATTTCTTTGATCAGACTGTAAAGGTGCTCATCTGGTTTTTCCACCGTAAGACCTAAATCGTTTACCGCTTCAATCCTATTTATAGTGTAGTCATGGCTACCAGAATCACTACAAAGGAAACTTACAATTTTCTCAATGCTTTCACTATCAGTGAGTTGGTGAGACAGTAGTTTTCTTGCGAGCATTTGAATCTGCGCTTTAGCTCGATAGACTTTTCCAAGTACCAAGGGATGAACCTTTTCACTTAATGCAAGGAGGATCTGTGCAAGTGAGGCATCATCTTTGATACTCAAATCATGCTTAACTACTTCAAGATAGCCATTGATTTCTTCAACACTGACTGGAAGTTGAAGTGGCTGCCCATTGATTATGGCCGAAGGGTTAAGTGGTGTATTCACACTTGGATCGATTGGCCCTAAGGTTGCCTGCTTGGTCATAACCAAGTTGTTCGCGCCAAGGCACATTATCGTCCCAGAACTATGGCATTTTGATGGGATTATGATTTCGAGTTCTTTACAAAACTGACGAAGCAGGTTTACAAGGCTCCATGCTGTTAAAGTGTCGCCGCCTCGCGTATAGAGCACGAGGCTAATTTTTTGAACATCACCTATCACATCAAGATGATTGACGAACAGATCGAATACATCAGCGCTGATTTGAGCTTCTTGGTTTGGTCTATCACCTGTTACATAGCATAATACTTTTGAATTGCGTGCTTGTTCCAGTTGCGCATACAGGGCTTTACGCTGCTCAAACATTCAGATGTCCTTATGTTAAGAATTTTCAAACCAAGAGGTAACATTCATTCAGAACTTACCACACAAGTGGTTAGATTCTATCGGCAAAAAAAGTCCAAAAATTAGCGCATTTACAAAACTCAAAGAGAGCAATGAGATTTTGCAAACGTACAGTGTGGATAACTTATGTGCAAAGTGGCGTTGATTTTACTCATTCGCTTCAAAAAAACCATAGTTTTCCTCACGCGGTCCGCATTTTATCGTGTAATCTGTTAAGAGTGGTTACTTCGCCACACAGCTTAAACCTGCCGTCGAGCGGGTTTTGTCATTTCTGGGCCTTGGTATTCGTTGGGCTTGGTCTATCTAGCACTTATCCATTGGCTCGGCTTCTTTTACGTTTCCGCTTCTGGTTTGCGGTTCGTGGTACTCCCTCAATTTGCACCTCCTGTATCGGCGAGGTGAGAGATAACTACAAATGCCTCATAACCCAAATACCTGGCTGGAGTTGGTCCAGAGCTGGTGGCGTGGAGACACACCGCTGGGCGCAGTGATTATGTCGATCGTTATGGCTGGCTTGCGCATTGCCTATTTTGGCGGTGGTGGTGGCTGGAAACGAAAAACGCTCGAGATTTTGCTCTGTGGTGCTCTGACGCTGACTTTTGCATCCGCTCTTGAGTATGTCGGATGGCCTAAATCTCTTTCTGTTGCCATTGGTGGCGGCGTTGGGCTGATCGGGGTCGATGCTATTCGTGGGGCTGCAATGAGAGTAATCGGTAATAAGTTTGGTGGCTCTAAGGAGTAATTTATGCAGGCACTAAATTCCCAGCGTAAAGCTTTCCTTGATATGGTGGCATGGTCAGAAGGAACGGATAACGGGCGACAACCGACACGTAACCACGGTTATGACGTTATTGTTGGTGGTGAACTGTTTACTGATTACTCCGATCATCCTCGCAAACTTGTCACGCTAAACTCCAAACTCAAATCAACAGCCGCCGGACGTTACCAGCTTCTTTCACGTTGGTGGGATGCTTACCGTAAACAGCTTGGTTTGAAAGACTTCTCCCCCAAAAGCCAGGACGCTGTGGCATTGCAGCAGATTAAAGAACGTGGCGCTTTACCGATGATTGATCGTGGTGATATTCGTCAGGCTATCGACCGTTGCAGCAATATCTGGGCTTCGTTGCCGGGCGCTGGTTACGGTCAGTTCGAGCATAAGGCTGACAGCCTGATTGCAAAATTCAAAGAAGCAGGCGGAACGGTCAGAGAGATTGAGGTATGAGCAGAGTAACCGCGATTATTTCCGCTCTGGTTATCTGCATCATCGTTTGCTTGTCATGGGCTGTTAATCATTACCGCGATAACGCCATTACCTACAAAGCCCAGCGCGACAAAAATGCCAGAGAACTGAAGCTGGCGAACTCGACAATTACTGACATGCAGATGCGTCAGCGTGATGTTGCTGCGCTCGATGCAAAATACACGAAGGAGTTAGCTGATGCGAAAGCTGAAAATGATGCTCTGCGTGATGATGTTGCCGCTGGTCGTCGTCGGTTGCACATCAAAGCAGTCTGTCAGTCAGTGCGTGAAGCCACCACCGCCTCCGGCGTGGATAATGCAGCCTCCCCCCGACTGGCAGACACCGCTGAACGGGATTATTTCACCCTCAGAGAGAGTCTGATCACTATGCAAAAACAACTGGAAGGAACCCAGAAGTATATTAATGAGCAGTGCAGATAGCGCTGCCCATATCGATGGGCAACTCATGCAATTATTGTGAGCAATACACCCGCGCTTCCAGCGGAGTATAAATGCCTAAAGTAATAAAACCGAGCAATCCATTTACGAATGTTTGCTGGGTTTCTGTTTTAACCACATTTTCTGCGCCGCCACAAATTTTGGCTGCATCAACAGTTTTCTCCTGTCCAATTCCCGAAACGAAGAAATGATGGGTGATGGTTTCCTTTGGTGTTACTGCTGTCGGTTTGTTTCCAACAGTAAACGTCTGTTGAGCACATCCTGTAATAAGCATTGCCAGAGCGGCAGAAAATAACATTTTTTTCATCTTATTATCCTGCATTGTTAAAAACGGCAGAATCCTATGTGACAACAATTAAACGATAGTTAAATGGATTGATGAAAATTAAAACTATATAGGTGTACGGTCAGACTATTGGAGGTAGTCAGGATTTGAATGTCAGTCTGTTGTCGGCATTCTGGCAATGCAATTTGGATAAAGCGGGGATTAAAAAGATAGAGGCGAGCCGGTCAGGTAGAAATGAATCAGGCTCAAAGTGAAGCGGAAAAGGTCTGTGGCACAAACTGATGCTGCCATAATTACAGCCTGATGACTTGTGGAATGAAACATGTTGAACCTCCTTAATTGATGTGATTCGAGTGAGGAAGGCATTCTGTCCTTCTATAGTGTCCAGTAAATCAAACAGGAAGCTTGTCTCACGTGTGAGACAAGCCTCTCCATTAGCGAGTTGTATTGATTACAACTCTTCAAAGAGTTCATTACTGGGTAGATGAAAATAGTTTCACGACGAATGGAGGAGACTATGTCGGTGGCTTCTTCATTGGAGTACATATGCTCCCTCGAACCTCAAAAGCATGCCGAGTTCGCGGCTGCCGCCATACCACGACTGACCCGTGTTGAAGCTCCGTAATTGATGTTATTCGAGTGAGGAAGGCATTCTGCCCCCCTATACTGTCCAGTAAATCAAACAGGAAACTTGCCTTACGCGTGAGACAAGCCTCTCCCATCAGTGAGTTGTATTGATCTCGACTCTTCAAAGAATTCATTACTGGGTAGATGAAAATAGTTTCACGATGAATGGAGGAGGCTATGTTGGTGGCTTCTTCATTGGAGTACATATGCCCCCACGAACCCCAAAAACCTGCCGTGTTCGCGGCTACCGCAATACCACCACAGATCCGTCAGGCTATTGCAAAAGCCACAAAAGCGAAGGCTGGAAGCAATACAAGCCGGGCCAGTCCTGTCATCAGCGCGGTTATGGTTCGCGGGGTTGTCCCTCATGCTCGCCAGTCCTGTGCGGGGGTGGAAGAAACAGGACACTTACACAGATTCTTGTGGGCACGATGCTATGCCTTTCTGGATTATCCCGATGCCATTCATGCAAGGCGTTGTATCAGACGTTCGTCAGAGCTGTCAGGCTGACGGGTCCTCCCGGTGGGGTGGCCTGCCACGGGGCGGGAGCGTCGCGGAAAAAGGCTAGTTTTTGAAATTTCATTCGTCATCACCACTACTGTAATGTATTGATATTACGGTGATTTTATTTTTATGGTGTCGATTTTGATTGTTTTTTGTTCACCACTAACACCGTTTGCCTAAAGTTGTTCGCAAGATGCATGTTTAAAACATTCTGGAGCGAGTATGGATCGAGAGTTAAAAAATCTGACGCTGAATATCAGTCAACTGGCGGCACTGTCAGGTGTACATCGCCAGACTGCTGCGGCAAGGCTGCAAAATCTACCCGTTGCAGGGGGGCATGAAAGCAACCTCAAGCTTTATCGGGTGGTTGATATTGTGTCGGCATTTCTGGCATTACCACCGCCGGTTGCAGAAGGCGAAATGGACGCGCATGAGCGCAAAGCCTGGTATCAGTCTGAACGTGAGCGTCTTAAGTTCGAACAGGAAACGGCGCAACTCATTCCGGCCAGTGATGTCAGACGGGAGTTTGCCATCTGGGCAAAAGCGGTCGTGCAGGTGCTGGAGACATTACCGGATATTCTGGAACGTGACTGCGGTCTGCAGCCTGCCGCTGTGAGCCGTGTTCAGTCCATTATTGATGATCTGCGCGATCAGATAGCCCTGCGGGTGACCGAAGCAGGTGCGGATGATGAGGAGGAATTACAGCAGGAGGAGTAATGCTGAATCAGGAAACCGCAAAGGCAGCACGAACCGATTCAGGTTATATCCTTCGCGCACCGAGACGAATGCGGGTTGCTGATGCCGTTGCTCAGTATATGCGGGTGCCCATGGGGGCAGGGAACTCAGTCCCGTGGGATCCGCTGGTGGCACCGTATGTTATTGAGCCGATGAACTGCCTGGCCTCGCGTGAATACGACGCAGTGATATTTGTTGGCCCGGCACGAACCGGCAAGACTATCGGCCTGATTGACGGCTGGGTGATTTACAACGTGATTTGCGATCCTGCTGATATGCTGATCATTCAGATGACGGAGGAAAAAGCCCGCGAACACTCCAAAAAACGACTCGCCAGAACGTTTCGCGTCAGCCCGGAAGTGGTCAGTCGCCTGAGTCCGAACAAAAATGACAACAACGTTTATGACAGAACATTCCTTGCTGGTAACTACCTGAAAATCGGCTGGCCGTCAGTCAATATCATGTCCTCATCAGATTATAAATGCGTCGCGCTGACGGATTATGACCGTTTTCCGGAAGATATTGATGGCGAGGGGGATGCTTTCTCTCTTGCCTCAAAACGTACCACAACATTTATGTCCAGTGGTATGACGCTGGTGGAGAGTTCCCCCGGCAGGGATGTGAAGGATGTGAAATGGCGACGGACTTCACCGCATGAGGCTCCACCAACCACGGGTATACTGTCGCTCTATAACCGTGGCGATCGCCGTCGCTGGTACTGGCCCTGTCCACACTGTGGTGAGTATTTTCAGCCCTGCGGCGATGTGGTTGCTGGTTTCCGTGATATTGCCGATCCCGTTCTGGCAAGTGAGGCGGCTTATATTCAGTGTCCTTCCTGTTCAGGACGGATTATGCCTGAACAAAAACGTGAGCTGAACGGACGTGGGGTCTGGTTGCGGGATGGTGAATCCATCAATGCGGATGGCAGTCGTTATGGTGATCCCCGACGCTCACGTATTGCGTCATTCTGGATGGAGGGTCCGGCAGCTGCTTACCAGACACTCTCGCAACTCGTTTACAAACTGCTTACTGCAGAACAGGAATACGAGACAACCGGAAGTGAAGAAACACTCAAGACGGTTATCAATACCGACTGGGGATTACCTTATCTTCCCCGCGCCAGCATGGAGCAACGAAAAAGTGAACTGCTTGAGCAGCGGGCAGAGCCAGTTCCTTCCCGCAGTGTGCCGGATGGCGTTAATTTCCTTGTGGCGACAGTGGATGTGCAGGCGGGACGTCATCGCCGTTTTGTGGTTCAGGTAACAGGCTATGGCAGCCGTGGCGAACGCTGGATTATTGATCGTTACAACATCACGCAGTCATTGCGCGGTGACAGCGACGGGGAGAGCCAGCGAATTGATCCGGCCAGCTATCCGGAAGACTGGGATGTCCTGCTGACGGATGTTTTTCATAAAAGCTGGCCGCTGGCCTCCGATCCTTCTCAACAAATGCGACTGATGGCAATGGCGGTGGACTCCGGCGGTGAAGACGGGGTCACTGATAATGCCTATAAATTCTGGCGTCGTTGCCGTCGTGATGGCCTTGGTAAACGTATTTACCTGTTTAAGGGCGACAGCATCCGGCGCGCAAAACTGATCACCCGTACATTCCCTGATAACACCGGACGAACGGGCCGACGGGCGCAGGCCGCAGGTGATGTGCCGCTCTGGCTTCTTCAGACGGATGCCCTGAAAGACCGGGTGAATAACGCGTTATGGCGTGACTCGCCAGGTCCAGGCTATGTGCATTTCCCTGACTGGCTGGGGAGCTGGTTTTACGACGAACTGACGTATGAAGAGCGGAGCAGTGACGGGAAATGGAGTAAGCCGGGTCGCGGTGCCAACGAAGCCTTTGACCTGATGGTGTATGCCGAGGCTCTGGTCATTCTGCATGGATACGAAAAGATCCGCTGGCCGGATGCACCGGAGTGGGCGAGCCGGGAAACCTGGCTGGAGTGTGTCCCGGACAGTACCGAACCGTCACCCTCACCGGAACCGGTATCCACGCCTGTTAAAAAACAAAAACGGAAGAAAACAGTAACTGACGATGTTAACCCCTGGCTGACTTCCGGAGGATGGTTATGAATCAGAATGATATTGAAGCCATGATTCAGCGTTATACGGAAGCTGAAATGGCGGTGCTGGACGGAAAATCCGTCACCTTTAATGGTCAGCAGATGACCATGGAAAACTTATCTGAGATCCGGCAGGGACGGCAGGAGTGGGAGCGCCGCCTTGCGGCTCTGATTACACGACGACGGGGGCATCCCGGGTACCGGCTGGCGAGGTTCTGATGGCAATTCTTGATAATGTGATTGGCGTTTTTTCACCAGGATGGAAAGCGGCAAGGCTGCGTTCCCGTGCGGTGATCCAGGCTTATGAGGCCGTAAAAACGACGCGGACACACAAAGCCCGGCGGGAAAACCGAACTGCCGACCAGTTAAGCCAGTACGGGGCCGTGTCGTTACGTGAGCAGGCCCGTTACCTTGATAACAACCACGATCTGGTTATTGGTGTATTTGACAAGCTGGAAGAACGGGTGGTGGGGAAAAACGGGATTATTGTCGAGCCACATCCGGTATTACGCAATGGGGCCATTGCCCGTGATCTGGCAGCGGAGATTCGCACCCGATGGAGTGAATGGTCTGTCAGCCCGGAAGTCACCGGGCAGTTTACCCGTCCGATGCTGGAACGTCTGATGCTGCGTACCTGGCTGCGCGATGGTGAGGTGTTTGCCCAGATGGTTTCCGGGCGCATAAACAGCCTGACGCCTTCTGCCGGTGTTCATTTCTGGCTGGAGGCGCTCGAGCCGGACTTTATTCCCATGACCAGTGATGAGAGCAACAGGCTGAATCAGGGCGTGTTTGTTGATGACTGGGGGCGTCCCGAAAAATATCTGGTGTATAAAAGCCGTCCCGTATCCGGACGGCAGATGGAAACCAAAGAAGTGGATGCAGAGCGAATGCTGCATCTTAAATTTGTTCGCCGTCTGCACCAGATGCGCGGGACGTCTTTGTTGTCCGGTGTGCTGATCCGCTTCAGTGCCTTGAAAGAGTATGAAGATTCTGAGCTGACTGCAGCAAGGATCGCCGCTGCTCTGGGGATGTACATCCGGAAAGGCGACGGGCAGAGCTATGAACCGGATGGTAATGGCAGCAAGGATAAGGAACGCGAGCTTACCATTCAGCCAGGCATTATTTACGACGATCTGAAACCCGGCGAAGAAATTGGAATGGTGAAGTCGGATCGCCCCAATCCTAATCTTGAAACTTTTCGTAATGGTCAGTTGCGTGCCGTGGCGGCGGGCAGTCGTCTGAGTTTTTCCAGTACGGCACGCAACTATAACGGCACTTACAGCGCCCAGCGTCAGGAACTGGTTGAGTCCACTGATGGCTACCTGATCCTGCAGGACTGGTTTATTGGTGCCGTCACCCGCCCGATGTATCGTGCATGGCTGAAACAGGCTGTGGCATCCGGTGTTATCAGGCTACCCCGTGATCTTGACCGTTCTTCACTGTATACCGCGGTGTATTCCGGACCAGTGATGCCGTGGATTGACCCTGTTAAGGAGGCTGAGGCCTGGAAAATCCAGATTCGTGGTGGAGCGGCGACAGAATCAGACTGGGTACGTGCTGGTGGTCGTAATCCGGATGATGTCAAACGTCGGCGCAAGGCCGAAATTGATGAAAACCGCAAGCTGGATCTGGTATTTGATACCGATCCGGCCAGTGATAAAGGAGGCAGCAGTGCCGCAACGAAACGACAGGAGCCGCAGCACACCGACGACCAGTCCGAAGAATAATTCCTGGTTCAGGATGCAGGCTGGTCACCAGAGTGACGCGGATATTTATATTTATGACGAGATTGGTTTCTGGGGGGTTACAGCGAAGCAGTTTATCAGTGATCTGAATGCACTGGGCGATATCACCCACATTAATCTCCATATCAATTCACCGGGTGGCGATGTCTTTGAAGGCATCGCCATTTTTAATGCGCTGAAAACACATGGTGCGTCCATTACCGTTTATGTCGACGGTGTGGCGGCGTCAATGGCGTCGGTCATTGCGATGGTGGGAAACCCGGTCATTATGCCGGAAAACACCTTCATGATGATTCATAAACCATTTGGCTTTACGGGCGGTGATGCGGAGGACATGCGCACCTATGCCGACCTGCTCGATAAGGTTGAGGCGGTTCTGTTACCCGCTTATGCACAGAAAACCGGGAAAACCACCGATGAAATTGCTGCCATGCTGGCGGATGAGACCTGGATGTCCGGAGCCGAATGTCTGGCTCATGGATTTGCTGACCAGGTGACGCCAGCCGTTAAGGCAATGGCATGTATTCAGTCAAAACGTACAGAGGAATTTAAAAAGATGCCGGAATCCATTCGAAACATGATTACTCCGCCACGCAACAGTGCTCCACGCGTACCGGATGATGAACCAGCAGCACCAGTGGTGGATGAAAACAGTATCCGTGCGCAGGTACTGGCAGAGCAAAAAGCGCGTGTAAACGGTATTAATGATCTATTTGCCATGTTTGGCGGGCGTTATCAGGCGCTGCAGGCTCAGTGCCTTGCCGATCCTGAGTGTTCGCTGGAGCAGGCCCGCGAGAAGCTGTTGAACGAGATGGGGCGCGAGTCCACGCCATCCAATAAAAATACCCCGGCTCATATTTATGCCGGTAACGGTAATTTTGTGGGGGACGGGATCCGCCAGGCGCTGATGGCGCGTGCCGGATTTGAAAAAACCGAACGTGATAATGTCTACAACGGGATGACTCTGCGTGAATATGCCCGTATGTCACTGACTGAACGGGGTATTGGGGTTTCCAGTTATAACCCGATGCAGATGGTCGGTGCGGCGTTCACACACAGTACGTCTGACTTCGGTAATATTCTGCTGGATGTTGCGAACAAAGCCATTCTGCAGGGCTGGGAAGATGCCCCTGAAACCTATGAACAGTGGACGCGGAAAGGTCAGTTGTCTGATTTTAAAATTGCCCATCGTGTGGGTATGGGTGGCTTCAGTGCTCTGCGTCAGGTGCGTGAAGGGGCGGAATATAAATACGTCACCACCGGAGATAAACAGGCCACTATTGCACTGGCGACCTATGGCGAGCTGTTCAGTATCACCCGTCAGGCCATTATCAATGATGATCTGAATATGCTGACCGATGTCCCGATGAAACTGGGCCGTGCGGCGAAATCCACTATTGCCGATCTGGTTTATGCCATTCTGACGTCTAACCCGAAAATCTCCACAGATAATGTAAGTCTGTTCGATAAAGCGAAACATGCAAACGTACTGGAGAGCGCTGCAATGGACGTGGCATCGCTGGATAAAGCCCGCCAGTTGATGCGCGTTCAGAAAGAGGGGGAGCGTCATCTGAATATTCGTCCTGCGTTCGTACTGGTACCGACGGCGATGGAGTCTGTTGCTAACCAGGTCATTCGCTCCTCAAGTGTCAAGGGGGCTGACATTAACGCCGGTATTATTAACCCGGTGAAAGATTTTGCGACCGTTATTGCAGAGCCTCGTCTTGATGATAACAGCCAGACCACCTTCTACCTGGCTGCGTCAAAAGGCTCCGATACGATTGAAGTGGCTTATCTCAACGGTGTGGATACGCCATATATTGATCAGATGGAGGGCTTCAGTGTGGATGGCGTGACAACGAAAGTGCGTATTGACGCCGGTGTCGCGCCAGTTGATCACCGCGGTCTGGTGAAATGTACGGCGTAAACATCGCAGACAACAACTCTGATGTCCCGTAAGGGCTTTTTTTGTACCTGAAATCAGCCCCTGAACGGGGCTGTGTGGAGACAGTTATGGCAAAGAATTTTGTAGAAGAAGGAAAAACGGTGGCGATTGTTGCCAGTGCAGCCATCAGCAGCGGAGATCTGGTGCAGGTGGGTGATGTTTTTGCGGTGGCGCTGACCGATATTCCACAGGGTGAAACAGGCGACGGTATGACCGAAGGTGTGTTTATGCTGCCTAAGCTGAAAACGGATGACATGAAAACGGGTAAGAAGGTTTATCTGAAGTCCGGAAAAGTTCAGCTGACTAACAGCGGCTCTGATCCGCTGGTCGGGGTTGTCTGGGCAGATGCCGGAACCAGTGCAGAAGAAGTGCCGGTAAAACTCAATGTCTGATCCCTTTTCCCGGCTGGCAGCGCGTATGGATGCTATCACGGTCAGAAAGATGGGAAAGCCAGCCTCGATTAATGATGTCGATATGACCGTGATCCCGGGAGAAACACTGGCAGAGCTGAATGCTCTGTCCGGACCTGCGGTCTCTCTGGTGGTGTTTTCTTCGGGATACCGCCCACGGCGCGGGGATCGCGTTGTTTATGACGGACAACAATGGACGGTCACACGGCATGAACGCTTTAACGGTAAGCCAATGATCCTTATTGAGTAAAGAGGTGTGGGATGAAGGGGCTTGAGAATGCCATCCGCAATCTGAACAGCCTTGATACCCGTATGGTGCCACAGGCCAGCGCATGGGCGATAAACCGTGTGGCACAGAAAGCGGTCTCGGTTGCCACCCGGCAGGTTGCCGGGAATACCGTTGCGGGAGATAACCAGGTGAAAGGGATCCCCCTGAAACTGGTACGTCAGCGTGTCCGGGTGTTTAAAGCCAGTCCGTCAGGAAAAATGACGGCCAGGATCCGCATTAACCGGGGCAATCTGCCCGCCATTAAGCTGGGGACAGCCCGGGTCAGACTGGCCCGGCGTGGTGGAAAACTGCAGTACCGTGGCAGCGTGCTGAAGGTGGGTAAATATCTTTTCCGGGATGCGTTTATTCAGCAACTGGCGAATGGTCGCTGGCATGTGATGCGGCGTATTGATGGCAAAAATCGTTACCCCATTGATGTGGTGAAAATCCCGCTGTCCGGACCGCTGACACAGGCATTTGAAGATGCCCGCGATCGCATCATTGCTGCGGAAATGCCGAAACAGCTGGGGTATGCACTGAAACAACAACTGAGGTTATGGCTGACCCGATGAACCGACATACACAAATCCGCCAGGCCGTACTGGCACGCCTTCGGGAACAGTGTGGAGACAGCGCCACATTTTTTGACGGGCTTCCGGCATTTATTGATGCGCAGGAACTGCCTGCCGTGGCGGTGTGGCTGAGTGATGCTCAGTACACCGGAAAAATGACGGATGAAGATGACTGGCAGGCTGTTCTGCATATTGCCGTCTTCATCCGGGTACAGGCACCGGATTCAGAGCTGGATATGTGGATGGAGAGCACCATTTTCCCGGCCCTGAATGATGTACCGGCACTTTCCGGACTCATCGACACCCTGATCCCACTCGGTTTTAACTATCAACGTGATAATGAGATGGCCACCTGGGCGATGGCGGAAATCACGTACCAGATCACGTACACGAATTAAGGAGGTGGCAATGACCACACCAAATCCACTGGCAAAAACGAAAGGTGCGGGAACGACGTTCTGGATGTACACCGGCAAGGGCGATGCGTTTGCGAACCCTTTATCGGACACTGACTGGCTGCGTCTTGCGATGGTGAAGGATCTGCAGCCTGGCGAAATGACCGCTGATGCAGAAGATGACACTTATCTCGATGATGAAGATGCAGACTGGAAAACGACAACCCAGGGGCAGAAATCCGTCGGTGATACTTCGGCGACGCTGGCCTGGCGTCCGGGTGACAGCGGGCAGAAAAAACTGGTTCAGTTGTTCGACTCCGGTGAAGTCTGCGCGTTTCGTATCAAATATCCCAACGGTACTGTTGATGTTTTCCGTGGCTGGCTGAGTTCACTGGGTAAAACCATTGCCTCAAAAGACGTGATGACCCGCACAGTGAAAATCAGCGGTGTGGGGCGTCCGTATCTGGCAGAAGAAGGCACTGAAACCGTGGGCGTTACCGGGCTGACGGTGGCACCGGCATCTGCCAGTGTAAAAGTGGGAGCAACCACCACGCTGACCTTTACAGTAAAACCTGACGGAGCCAGTGACAAAGCGATCAGTGTGCATTCGACAGATCCACAGACTGCCACGGTGACCCTGAACGGGCTTGTGGCCACGGTGAAAGGCGTGAAGCAGGGCAGTGTCAGCATTGTGGGCATGACTTCTGACGGCGATTTTGTGGCAGTGGCTACGGTGGCCGTCAGCGCCGCAGGTTAACAGGACGATACTCATCATTTGCCCCGATTATCCGGGGCTTTTTTGCAGGTGGAGAACATGATGTTTCTGAAACAGGGCACGTTTAATTATGAAAAGCAGTCCGTGGTGCTCAGTGAGCTGTCCGGGCTGCAGAGAATTGAATATCTGGCGTTTGTTCAGCAGCGAACGGCAAAGTTTGATGCCGAAGAGGGAGAACTGCCGGAGGCTGAACGACAGATTGCTTTTCTGCGGATGGGGATGGATATCAATGCCTGGCTGGTTTCCCGCTCACTGTGGAATGCGGAACAGTCTCAGGATGTTGAGACGCTTTGCGCATCCGTTATTACAACATGGTCGTATGATGCCCTGGGAGCGGGGGCGGAGATGGTTCTGTCGCTGAGCGGTATGGGAGCCATTGAGAATGCCGGGGATTTGGAGCATGAGGTGCTGACGCCGGAAAAGTCCTGACGCGGGAAATGCAGTTTGTCATGCGGCTTGCCCGGGAGTTCCGGCGGGCAGACTGGCGGCGGATGCTGTCGGAAATGTCGGCCACTGAGCTTGGTGAGTGGGGCGATTATTTCCGGATGCAGAGCTTCAGTGATGTGTGGATGGATGCGCAGTTTGCCTCGCTGAAGGCATTGATCGTGAGAATGGTGTCCGGCAGCAGTGATGCTGCGGTGGCTGATTTCAGCCTTTTACCGGAAGAGAACGGGATACCGGAGCGAACGGACGAAGAACTGATGCATCTTGGGGAAGGTATTTCCGGAGGTGTGCGTTATGGACCAGATAGCCAACCTGGTCATTGATTTGGGGATTGATGCGGCAGAGTTTAAAAATGAAATTCCCCGTATCAAAAACCTTCTGAATGGTGCAGCCAGCGATGCAGAACGGTCTTCTGCCCGTATGCAGCGTTTTATGGAGCGTCAGACTCAGGCCGCCCGGCAGACAATGCAGGCGGCTTCTTCGGCTGCAACAGCCGCATCCGTCCATGCGCAGACGGTGGAGAAGAGCGCACAGGCTCATGAACGCATGGCCCGCGAGGTGGAGCAAACCCGCCAGCGTATGGTGGCACTGAGCCAGAAAATGCGCGAGGAACAGGCACAGGCCATGGCTCTGGCGGAGGCTCAGGATAAAGCGGCTGCCGCGTTTTATCGTCAGATTGACAGTGTGAAACAGGCCAGTGCGGGGTTGCAGGAATTACAGCGTATTCAGCAGCAGATCCGACAGGCCAGAAACAGTGGCGGGATTGGTCAGCAGGATTATCTGGCGCTGTTTTCTGAGGTTACGGCGAAAACCCGTGTTCTTACGCAGGCTGAGGCAGAGGCTACCCGACAGAAAGTGGCGTTTATCCGTCAGCTTAAAGAGCAGGCAACCCGCCAGAATCTTTCTTCTTCTGAGTTGCTTCGTGCCAGGGCTGCCCAGCTGGGGGTAAGCAGTGCTGCAGAAGTGTATATCCGCAAAATGGAGCGGGCAGGAAAAGCCACGCATTCGCTGGGTCTGAAAAGTGCAGCGGCCCGCCAGGAGATAGGCGTTCTGATAGGTGAACTGGCCCGCGGCAATTTAGGGGCGCTGAGGGGATCCGGGATAACGCTGGCTAACCGTGCCGGATGGATAGACACACTGATGTCACCGAAAGGCATGATGCTGGGCGGGGTTATTGGCGGTATTACCGCGGCCGTCTATGGTCTGGGTAAAGCCTGGTATGACGGTCAGAAGGAGGGGGAAGAATTTAACCGCCAGCTGTCGCTGACGGGGCATTATGCCGGAGTCACTGCCGGGCAGCTGTGGACGCTCAGTCGTGCTATTTCCGGGAATGGTATCACGCAACATGCTGCAGCCGGTGCGCTGGCTCAGGTGGTGGGGAGTGGTGCATTTCGTGGAAACGATATCGGTATGGTGGCGAGAGCTGCCGCACAGATGGAGCGATCGGTTGGCCAGTCGATCAGCGATACCATAAATCAGTTTAAGCGGCTGAAGGATGATCCTGTAAATGCCGCGAAGGCTCTGGACAATGAGCTGCATTTTCTTACTGCCACTCAGCTTGAGCAGATACGCATCCTTGGAGAGCAGGGGCGGTCCAGTGATGCGGCACGGATAGCCATGTCTGCACTGGCAGAGGAAACCGGTCGGCGTACTGCGGATATTGATAATAACCTCAATGCGCTGGGTAGTACGCTGCAAACCTTGTCTGACTGGTGGAAGCAGTTCTGGGATGCGGCCATGAATATTGGTCGTGAAGATTCGCTGGATGCGCAGATTGCCACTTTGCAGGAGAAAGTATCGCGGGCGAAAAGACTCCCCTGGACGGCATCATCTTCTCAGGTTGAATACGATCAGCAGCGTCTTAACGAGCTTCAGGAGAAAAAACGCCAGAAGGATTTGCAGGATGCAAAAGAGCAGGCAGAGCGGAATTATCAGGAGCAACAGAAACGCCGTAATGCTGAAAATGCTGCACTGAACCGGATGAATGAAACGGAAGCAGCACGACATCAGCGTGAAATTGCGCGTATTAATGCCATGCAGTACGCCGATCAGGCTGTCAGGGATGCGGCGATACAACGTGAAAATGAACGTTACGAGAAAGCCCTGGCATCCGGTAAGAAAAAAACACGCGAAACCCGTAATGATGAGGCCACCCGGTTATTGCTGCAGTACAGCCAGCAACAGGCACAGGTGGAAGGACAGATTGCTGCTGCCAGACAGTCAGCAGGCATTGCCACTGACAGGATGACAGAAGCGCATAAACAGCTTCTGGCTCTGCAGCAGCGCATCAGCGACCTGGACGGGAAAAAACTGACGGCAGATGAAAAGAGTGTGCTGGCCCGTAAAGATGAACTGATTCAGGCACTGACGCTGCTGGATGTAAAACAGCAGGAGCTTCAGAAACAGACGGCACTCAACGATCTGAAGAAAAAAACAATTCAGCTGACCAGTCAACTGGCTGAAGAAGAGCGCGCTCAGCGTCAGCAACATGACCTGGATATCGCCACGGTGGGTATGGGTGATCAGCAGCGGCAGCGATATCAGGTACAACTGAGCCTTCGCCAGAAATACCAGCAACAGCTGGAGCAGTTGAGGCGGGATAGTGAGCAGAAAGGGACATATAACACGGATGACTACAGAAAGGCCGAGCAGGCGCTGACGGAGAGCCTGAACAGGCAACTGAATGAGAATCGCCGTTACTGGCAACAGCTTGAAATTGCTCAGGGTAACTGGAAAAACGGTGCCATGCGGGCGTTTCAGAATTTCACGGCAGATGCGGATAATGCGGCAGGCACTGCGGAGCAGATGCTTACAGCGGCATTTAATAGTGCAGGTAATGCACTGGCTACATTCTGTACCACCGGAAAACTGAACTTCAAATCTTTTACCGCCTCGCTCCTTTCTGATCTGGCAAAAATCATGGCTCAGATGTCCATGATGCAGGCAGTTAAGGGGATTGGTTCGGCGTTTGGCTGGGGGAGTGCAGCAACTGCCAGTGTGACGCCCAATGCTGATGGTGGTGTTTATCAGTCTGCTGATTTGAGTCGCTACAGTGGCACGGTGGTTAACCGTCCGACGTTTTTTGCTTTTGCAAAAGGTGCAGGTGTGATGGGGGAAGCTGGGCCTGAAGCCATTCTGCCTCTGCGTCGTGGTGCTGACGGTAAGCTGGGGGTTGTGGCGGATATTGGTGGTTCAGGTATGGCGATGTTTGCCCCGCAGTACAACATCGAGATCAATAACGATGGCACGAACGGGCAGATAGGTCCGGCTGCCCTGAAGGTGGTTTATGACCTCGGGAAAAAAGCAGCAGCGGACTTTATGCAACAGCAGGCCCGTGATGGTGGTCGGTTAAGTGGAGCATATCGGTAATGGAGACGTTTCACTGGAAAGTGCGCCCGGATATGAATGTGGTATCAGAGCCGAAAGTGGTGACAGTGAAGCTGGGCGATGGTTATGAACAGCGTCGTGCGGCGGGACTGAATAACCAGTTGTCGACTTACAGCGTGACGATACGTGTTCGTAAATGTGAACACCCATCTTTAAAAGCCTTTCTGGAACGGCACGGTGGCGTCCGCGCATTTCAGTGGACGCCACCTTATGACTGGAAACCGATTAGGGTGGTTTGTCGTAAATGGTCGGCAAGCGTGGGGGCGCTGTGGGTAACCATAACGGCAGATTTTGAACAGGTCGTGGCATAGGAGGCTCTGATGCAGGATATTCCACAGGAAACACATCATGAGACGACACGCCTCACTCAGTCAGCCCAGGTGGTGCTCTGGGAAATCGATCTGACAGAGGTCGGTGGTGAACGTTATTTTTTCTGTAATGAGCAGAACGAAAAAGGTGAGCCGGTCACCTGGCAGAGACGACAGTATCAGCCGTATCCCATTCAGGGGACGGGATTTGAACTGAACGGCAAGGGCAGTGCTGCCCGTCCGACACTGACGGTTTCTAACCTGCACGGTATGGTCACCGGGATGGCGGAAGAGCTGCAGAGTCTGGTCGGCGGAACGGTGGTCCGGCGTAAGGTTTACGCCCGTTTTCTGGATGCGGTGAACTTCGTCAACGGAAACAGTGACGCCGACCCGGAGCAGGAGGTGATCAGCCGCTGGCGCATCGAGCAGTGCAGCGAACTGAGCGCGGTCAGTGCCTCTTTTGTACTGGCCACGCCGACGGAAACGGACGGCGCTGTTTTTCCGGGACGTATCATGCTGGCCAACACCTGCACCTGGACCTATCGCGGCGATGAGTGCGGTTATCACGGTCCGGCGGTCGCGGATGAATATGACCAGCCAACGTCCGATATCACGAAGGATAAATGCAGCAAATGCCTGAGCGGTTGTAAGTTCCGCAATAACGTCGGCAACTTTGGCGGCTTCCTTTCCATTAACAAACTTTCGCAGTAAATCCCATGACAGAGACAGAATCAGCGATTCTGGCGCACGCCCGCCGATGTGCGCCAGCGGAGTCGTGCGGCTTCGTGGTGAAAACGCCGGAGGGAGAAAGATATTTTCCCTGCGTGAATATCTCCGGTGAGCCGGAGGAGTATTTCCGGATGTCGCCGGAGGACTGGCTGCGGGCAGAGATGCAGGGTGAGATTGTGGCACTGGTCCACAGCCACCCCGGTGGTCTGCCCTGGCTGAGTGAGGCCGACCGGCGGCTGCAGGTGCAGAGTGATTTGCCGTGGTGGCTGGTCTGCCGGGGGGCGATTCATAAATTCCGCTGTGTGCCGCATCTCACCGGGCGGCGCTTTGAGCACGGGGTGACGGACTGTTACACGCTGTTCCGGGATGCTTACCATCTGGCGGGGATTGAGATGCCGGATTTTCATCGCGGGGATGACTGGTGGCGTAACGGTCAGAATCTCTATCTGGATAATCTGGAGGCTACAGGGCTGTATCAGGTGCCGTTGTCAGCGGCGCAGCCGGGCGATGTGCTGCTGTGCTGTTTTGGTTCATCGGTGCCGAATCATGCCGCTATTTACTGCGGCGACGGCGAGCTGCTGCACCATATTCCTGAACAACTGAGCAAACGAGAGAGGTATACCGACAAATGGCAGCGACGCACACACTCCCTCTGGCGTCACCGGGCATGGCACGCATCTGCCTTTACGGGGATTTGCAACGATTTGGCCGCCGCATCGATCTTCGTGTGAAAACGGGGGCCGAAGCCATCCGGGCGCTGGCCACTCAGCTCCCGGCGTTTCGTCAGAAACTGAATAAGGGCTGGTATCAGGTGCGCATTGCCGGGCGTGATGCAGGCGAAAATGAATTATCTGCCCGTCTTAATGAGCCGCTGGCAAATGGTGCCGTGATCCACATCGTGCCGCGTCTGGCGGGAGCTAAAAGTGGCGGTGTGTTTCAGGTGGTGCTTGGGGCGGCGCTGATTGCGGTGGCATGGTGGAACCCTGTGGGCTGGCTGGGTGCCGCGGCTGTATCGGGCATGTATGCGGCAGGGGCCAGTATGATCCTGGGCGGAGTGGCGCAGATGCTGGCACCGAAAGCCAGGACGCCCACGGCAGCCAGTACAGATAACGGCAAACAGAACACCTATTTCTCCTCACTGGATAACATGGTTGCCCAGGGCAATGTTCTGCCTGTTCTGTACGGTGAAATGCGCGTGGGGTCGCGGGTGGCTTCTCAGGAGATCAGCACGGCAGACGAAGGGGATGGTGGTCAGGTTGTGGTGATTGGTCGTTGATGAAAAACGTTTTATGTGAAACCGCCTCCGGGCGGTTTTGTCGTTTCTGGAGCGTGAGGAATGGGTAAAGGCAGCAGTAAGGGGCATACCCCGCGCGAAGCGAAGGACAACCTGAAATCATCCCAGATGCTGAGCGTGATAGACGCCATCAGTGAAGGGCCGATTGAAGGTCCGGTGGACGGATTAAAAAGTGTGCTGCTGAACAGTACGCCAGTGCTGGACAGTGAGGGGAATACCAATATCTCCGGTGTCACGGTGGTGTTCCGGGCAGGTGAGCAGGAGCAGACACCGCCGGAGGGATTTGAATCCTCCGGCTCCGAGACGGTGCTGGGTACGGAAGTGAAGTACGACACGCCGATTACCCGGACCATCACGTCTGCAAACATCGACCGTCTGCGCTTTACCTTCGGTGTGCAGGCACTGGTGGAAACCACCTCAAAGGGGGACCGGAATCCGTCGGAAGTCCGCCTGCTGGTTCAGATACAACGTAACGGTGGCTGGGTGACGGAAAAAGACATCACCATTAAGGGAAAAACCACCTCACAGTATCTGGCCTCGGTGGTGGTGGGTAACCTGCCGCCGCGCCCGTTTAATATCCGGATGCGCAGGATGACGCCGGACAGCACCACAGACCAGCTGCAGAACAAAACGCTCTGGTCGTCATACACCGAAATCATCGATGTGAAACAGTGCTACCCGAACACGGCACTGGTCGGCGTGCAGGTGGACTCGGAGCAGTTCGGCAGCCAGCAGGTGAGCCGTAATTATCATCTTCGCGGGCGCATTCTGCAGGTGCCGTCGAACTATAACCCGCAGACGCGGCAATACAGCGGTATCTGGGACGGAACGTTTAAGCCGGCATACAGCAACAACCCGGCCTGGTGTCTGTGGGATATGCTGACCCACCCGCGCTACGGCATGGGGAAACGTCTTGGTGCGGCGGATGTGGATAAATGGGCGCTGTATGTCATCGGCCAGTACTGCGACCAGTCAGTGCCGGACGGTTTTAGCGGCACGGAGCCGCGCATCACCTGTAATGCCTACCTGACCACGCAGCGTAAGGCGTGGGATGTGCTCAGTGATTTCTGCTCGGCGATGCGCTGTATGCCGGTATGGAACGGGCAGACGCTGACGTTCGTGCAGGACCGACCATCAGATAAGGTGTGGACCTATAACCGCAGTAATGTGGTGATGCCGGATGATGGCGCGCCGTTCCGCTACAGCTTCAGCGCCCTGAAGGACCGCCATAATGCCGTTGAGGTGAACTGGATTGACCCGAACAACGGCTGGGAGACGGCGACAGAGCTTGTTGAAGATACGCAGGCCATTGCCCGTTACGGTCGTAATGTCACGAAGATGGATGCCTTTGGCTGTACCAGCCGGGGGCAGGCACACCGCGCCGGGCTGTGGCTGATTAAAACGGAACTGCTGGAGACGCAGACCGTGGATTTCAGCGTGGGTGCTGAAGGGCTTCGCCATGTACCGGGCGATGTCATTGAAATCTGCGATGATGACTATGCCGGTATCCGCACCGGCGGGCGCGTGCTGGCGGTAAACATCCAGACCCGGACGCTGACGCTCGACCGTGAAATCACGCTGCCATCTTCCGGCACCACGCTGATAAGCCTGGTTGACGGGCAGGGGAGTCCGGTCAGCGTGGAGGTTCAGTCCGTCACCGACGGCGTGAAGGTGAAAGTGAGCCGTGTTCCTGACGGCGTTGCTGAATACAGCGTATGGGGGCTGAAGCTGCCGACGTTGCGCCAGCGCCTG